ACGCCACCTGGCAGGAAATACATATAAATGCGCATACCACCTAGTTCGCGCTCTGCTCTATAGCTAAATGGTAGATTAGTAATGCCATCAACACGTGCTGTTCCGAAATATTGAAACCGCGTCATATCCTGCATCGGATAGCGCACATCACCTATATTAAATGTAATGGCATCTATAGATAATAAATCCGCGATAAAATACTCTTCTTGCCCGTTTACGGTTGGGAATGTATATCGCCTGTAATAAGGGATTAACCGTAAGTCCGAGCCTTTAATCTCTAGTAATGCATTCAGCAAGTCGAGACCGTCTGCTATTTGGTCGCCACTTACCGATTGCAACTCACGGCTAACTATTTGTGAGAGATAGTAAGCTTTCGTTATAAGCTTTAGCGCTGTATATGCCATCTTACTACCTCCGTGTAGTGTGTATGGGTTTAACTAATTACACGTAGAACTGATACCCTGCAACGCTAATTGCAACAGCATCACCACCACCAGCAGACCATTTGTATTTAATCTTTGGTGCGCCAGAATCAAGCTGTGATAACACGAGCGCATTGCCAGTCACATGAACTGCGGTTACCTGACTTGTAATGCTAACTGCATCGCCAACGCCATCAAATGGTGTCAAAGACATGATTCGACTAGCTGCGGCAGGTGTCATGTCAAAAGCTATCCAAACGGGGAGATTTTCAACAGCCGGAACAAAGGTTGTTAATGTAACTGCCGTGTAAGATGTTGCCGCACCCGCTGTGATTGCGGTCGCAATTGGCGCATCGTACATAAACAATCTGGCGTTGTTGTTACCAGACCAATACCCAAGTAAAAAATCGCTTGTAGCATCCGTTCTGATGTAGCCAATTTTTCTAAACACGTTATAGCCATAAGGGAGCAATGGTGTTGTCATATTTGTTGAAATCATGGCGCTAGTAGCAAGTCCTGTTACAGCGTCACCTACAATGTAAACGGCATAAAGTGTGCTTGCAGCAACAGTTCCGGTATCAAGACCGCCAAGACCGGACACGGTATTGTCTACTGATATACTATCGGTTGAGCTAATAACATAAACGTTTGTGGAATCGCGACATTCACCAGCAGCTATATTTAAGATTTCGTCAGGTGTTGTTGCGTCGTTTGATATTTCAAGACCGTTTATATATAAGAACCAGTCTGTAAAATTTGCATATGGAACATTAGCCATTTTATTATCCTTAATATGTTGGGGCGCAATAAGCGCCCGTGGAATGCCTTATAATGGGAATAATACACGCATTGAATTTTCGGCTACGAGCGTTGAGCCGTGAATTTCGTCACGCACATAAGCCCTGTTATTCATACCAAATTGTGACCCGAAATAGTGTCTAATTGCAGCACCTGAATCAGCGTCTTGCATTTGCACTGTAGTAAATGGGCTTTCATCTGGTAAGCGTGGCATAGCTAAATAGAACTGATTGCCAGATTGCATACAACCCGCTTTATGCGATGGAACAGGTGTTACAGTCATTCCAGCGGCAATAGCGTTGTTTAAGTTTTGGTTTTGGTTTTGCGCCCAAACTAAACCGACACTATTAATAGTTTGTATAGACACTGTAACACTTCCAGCAACCGTTGCGGCATCTGCAATAGCGCGGAACTGCACTGGCTGATTTGTAGGTTCGTGCCCAATAAAGCTTAAAAAGCGCATATTTGGTTGTCCAGCCACTCCATCATTAAACTGGAACAAATCACCAGCCTTAATAGCATTCGCATCTGTTCCCGCTGTTGGCTCTGTAAATGTGATTTGTGTTACGTTAGCGCCTGTAGGGTCATTGGTGCTTACAACAGTCATAATGTTATTAGGAGCTGCGGTATCGCCAATTGTTCCAGCTACATGGACAGGCAACAGGTTAGAAGTAAAGAACTCTGTATTAGCAAAAGTGCCTAATTCCCATGACATGGCTGTATCATTGTTACGGTTAACGGCGAACTGGTTTAAGCCGGTGCCGATAATTGCAGGGATGCTTGTTACAGGTAATACGCATTGTTTTTTATCTTTAGCTGACCCAAAATCATCAAAATTGGCTATCATTTGCGCTAATTGCGTATAACTGTTGATTTGGGTGACGCCATCACCATAAAAACGAAAAGGGCCGCTATTAACTTGCAATGCACCAAAGTTTGCATTTTGTGGGTCGTTAACGCGAACACCTGATACGAAGTTTTTTAGAATGTCTGCTTCAACCTTTGTGCCAAGCTCCAACATCGCAGCTTTACCAAATCTGTCCATATAATCCTGAACATTAAAGATAAACTGTTGGTCAGTGTAGCCAGATGATACGTTGAATGCCTGTGTGCAAGCTAAAGTTTGTAACCTCTGTACAGAAGGTTGCTGTGTGATTACAAGGCCGTTGTAGGTAATAAAGCGTGGGGTTGTATCAAAAGTGATGCTGTCGCCCAAGTTTCCGACTTCATTTTCAAAGTTACGGAACTTCTTGTTGGACTCTCTAATACCGTAGAAACTATTCAATAACCATGCCAATTCCGCCTTCATATAGCGTTGGACGGTTTGTAAGACGTTTGTAGGTGTAGCCATTTTTTATGCTCCAAAAAATATCCATATTTCTTGGAGTGGTAAAAGCTATCCTATTTAGGCTTTAAACATTTTCCTAAAATCAGATACACTCATTTCGCCTTTATCCACCCCGCCGGTGGATGGCTTGATTTGTGACAAAGGGTCTCGTGCTGATTGATTCTGGGCTAATGCATCTTGATTTTGTTTAATCGAATTGCTTAATTCCATCATAGCCTTTTGTGCAAGTTTAGGCTGTGTTTGCATTAAGGATACAAGCGTACCCATTTTCATGGGGTTACTTGTTAATTCGTGCATGATATCACCCGTGTTCTCAAGGTTATTAGCCATTTGAACGATGCCAGTCATCCCATGCTGTCCGTAATCAAGATCGTTTAACCTTTCTTCAAGTCCAGGGTATCTTTCTTCAGCAGCTCGCATTTTATCAACAAAAGCGTTAACAACTTGCGATGTTTGAATTTGATTAATGTGGTCTTGTAGAAATTGTGGGGTTTTTTCGGCAATCATTTGTTCAATGTCTGCCTGTGAAAGCTGAGGCATTCCACCTAGTGACTGTTGTTGCTGCATTTGCATAGGCGCTTGTTGTTGCATAGGCGCTTGTTGCGGTACTTGTTCCTGTCCTTGGTTTAGTTCTTGCATAGCTTCCCTCTTTCCCTTTTCGTAAGCTTTCAGCCGTTCTCGCGTAACTATCTTTTGTACCTGCTCGTTATTAAAGACAGTTTTTTGATTAGCATCATCTTTCGGCGATTCACCGCTTTCGTTTACGACAATATCTACAGGGTTCACATCCTGAACATCATCAACATCTAAACTATCAGTCATTATCATCCCATCCTATGACTATTTTTCGGTGTCACCGTTAAGACAATGCATGTCGCTGCAAAGAATCGGCCAGGTTATCGTTTGACGACGTAATAAACAAAATATATATCAAACTGTTATCTATAGCAACAAGCCTATTTTTTCTTTTTTGGTTTTTCGCGAGCTTTTGCGTAGGCGATTGCAACAGCTTGGTTAATGGGTTTTGTCTTTGCTTCTTCTTTTATATTTTCTTTAAAACCTTTACTGCCAGGCTTTGCGCCTTTAATTAGTGGCATCGTGGCTCCTGTCTTTTATTTTACTTACAAGATAATCGTGTAGGATATTCACAACATCTTCTAAATCGTCAAGCGCTTGATTTTGTTCAGACCTAGAGCATAAAGGCAGTCTTTCGTCTAAAAATTCAATGAATTTAGTTGCAAGCATGGAATGTAACATTATGACTCCGTCCTATCGAAAAGCTTGGATACAAGCTCTGTTCGCTCGTGCTGCGGCATACCTTCTGTTTTTTTATACATGGTCTTCATGATTTGCTCACGCGTGAAGCCGTCACGTTCAAGTTTCACAATGTTATGTTTAGACTCAAAGTCTCGTATGCTTGGCTCGTACTTAGGCATTTTATTAAGCTCCCTTTATAATTATGTCCGTTATCAAATTCGCTAATACATTCTTTGAAGTTA